ATTCGCGATGATGTCAAGCAACATGTGTTCACCGAATTATTGTTGAAACCGGAAACCGATATCCTTGATTTGTATGAAAGGGGCAAATTCGTTGCATACGTTGCCAAAATGCTTGTTAATATGGTTAGGTGGGAACGAAGTTCATTTCGCAAATTACAAGGCCGGGAAACGGCATTAGAATCGTTTTCCGATATAGCCGATGAACAACCGGTTGAAATCATTGTTGTACCTTTACAAAAACTTTATTGGTATGATGCGAAAATGTTGGAACTTTACGCGGAGCATGGATCGTATCGAAAGGTGGAGGCGATCACCGGGATTGAATTTTCGGGGATATGCAAAACGATAAAGAAAGCACGAATCGAAATAAAAAAACACATGGATTTATAAAACCTAAAAAATAAAACAATGGACGTATTATCACAAACATTCCTTTATGATCGCATTTTAGCCGGCGTGGATGTTCATCCATCACAACCGGAATTGATTGAATTCGAACGCCTTTCGAAAATCATTGATCCGAATTCCGAATTTTCATTCCGCGGATGTCAACCATGCGTGAATGAATTGGTTCGGTTCGTATTCGAAAACAAAACAAAACTTGATGATTTACAGAAAAACATCAGAAATAAAGCCAAATCCGAATAATCCGCGGATCATTAAGGATGACAAGTTCAAAAAACTTGTTCAATCGATTAAGGAATTCCCGGGCATGTTGGAAAAACGGCCGTTGATTTGTTTCACCGATACCGATAAAAAATTGGTTGTATTGGGTGGGAATATGCGATTGAAGGCGGCCAATGAAGTTGGATTAAAGGAATTACCGGTGATCCTGGCCGATGATTGGACGGAGGAACAAAAATCGGAATTTTTAATCAAAGACAATGTCGGTTTTGGTGAATGGAATTGGGATGAATTGCAATCGGATTGGGATGTTGTACAATTAGATAATTGGGGCCTTGATCTTCCTGGGTTCGATTTAAGCCCAAATGATTTGGGTGAAAATTTTAGTTTACCGGATGGCGACAAAGCGCCGTTTCAACAAATGACGTTCACATTGGCAGATGAACAGGCGGCAATAATTAAAAACGCCATTGACGATATAAAGGAAACGGATGATTATAAATATGCCGAAACAATGGGAAATGAAAATTCAAACGGCAACGCACTTTATTTAATTGTAGCATCATGGGCCGGGCAAAGGAAATAATTGTTAAGGTTATACCTTCAAATGTTGCCAATTCATTTGTGAAAAAACACCACTATTCGGGTAAGGTTGTTCCAAATAGTACAATTCATTTTGGTTGTTTTTTAGATAACAAATTGCATGGAGTTTTGAGTTATGGAAATTCTATGGACAAATATAAGGTTGGGGCAACTGTAAAAAATACCGGATGGAATGATTTCATAGAATTGAATCGCATGGCGTTCGATGATTATTTGCCAAAATATAGCGAAAGCAGATGTATCGCAGTAACAATAAAATTGATTAAAAAAAACGCACCACATGTAAAATGGATAATCAGTTTTGCAGATGGGAGCCAATGCGGAGATGGAACAATTTATCGCGCGAGTGGATTTCAGTTGATAGGTTTAAAAGAAAATAAACAAATATTGGAATGGGATGGAAAAATTATTGCTAAAAAAACATTAGACAATAAAAACTATCCAAGCATAAACGGAAAATATTTCAGTAGGCACTTATTGGAAACGGGGCAGGCAAAACCGATTGAAGGGTTTCAGTTGAAATATATTTATTTTATTGATAAATTAAAAATCAATGATTTGTCGGTTCCCATAATTCCATTTTCCAAAATAGATGAAATGGGGGCCGGAATGTACAAGGGTGAAAAAATAAGTTTAGCAGATAGAAAAAAGGCGGATGTAGCATAATGGTAATGCGTTCACTTTCCAAGTGAAAAAAGGCAGTTCGATTCTGACCTATCCGCTCAATTAAATTAATTTTATATGCCATTTAAAAAAGGGGTAACGCCACCAGGGGCAAAGGTTTTTGAAAAGGGGAAATCCGGGAACCCGAAGGGCGCGCCGCGTAAATTAGCAACGCAATTAAAACATATTGGATATTCGAAGGGCGAAGCGGCGGAAACAATAAACGTTATGCTTGCCATGAAAATTGATGAGGTTCGTGAAATCTATGAAAATAAAGATTCCACTATTTTAGAAAAAACAATCGCGGCAGCGTTAAAAAGATCATTGGAAAAAGGTTCCCTTTATACCATCGATACGTTGTTAAGCAGATCACATGGCAAGCCGGCGGAATCGGTCGATATGACGCACACAATGATAGAACAACCATTGTTCCCGGAAAACTAATTGAATGCCATTCGTTCGAACAACCGCGATCAATAAGATTTTGAAGATGAAGCGATTCGTTCGCGGAATCCAGGGCGGAACATCGGCCGGGAAGACATACGCAATTATTCCGATCCTGGTTGACATCGCGGCGAAAAACCCATTCAGCGAAATTTCAATCGTTGCCGAATCCATCCCACATTTGAAACGGGGGGCAATGAAGGATTTCAAAAAGATCATGTTCGAAACGGGCCGATGGTTCGATGATCGATGGAATGCAACGGATTTCAAATATAATTTCGCCAATGGATCACAAATCGAATTTTTCAGCGCGGACAATGACGCAAAGTTGCGCGGCGCGCGCCGGGATTGGTTGTACATGAATGAGTGCAACAACATGACATTCCATTCATACACCGAATTGGCATCCCGGACAAAGCAAGGCGTTTTTTTGGATTGGAATCCGACAAACCCGTTTTGGTTTCATGATGAATTAATCAATGATCCGGATGTTGATTTCATCATAATCAATTACACCGACAATGAAGCATGCCCGGAATCGGCGTTAAACTTTATTTTGAAGGCAAAGGAAAAGGCGGACGCCGGTTCAGCGTTTTGGGGGAATTGGTTCCGGGTTTATGGATTGGGCGAAATCGGTTCCCTGGATGGCGTGGTGTTCCAAAATTGGCAACAATGCGAACGAATCCCGGCGGAATCCGAATTTATATCGTATGGCCTTGATTGGGGGTTCACGAATGATCCAACGGCATTGGTCGAAGTTTTCCGATATGATGGGAAAATCTACATCAACGAATTGTTGTATCAAACTAAATTAACCAATTCGGAAATTGTCAACCATTTGAAACAATACGGCGTAAATTCATCCCGTTGCATCGTTGCCGATTCCGCGGAACCAAAATCCATTGCCGAATTGACAAACGCCGGGTTTTATGTTGAAGCCGCCAGGAAAGGCCCGGATTCCATCAAAGCATCAATTGACCGGTTGCAAGGTTACGATTTACGAATTACGAAAAATTCATTAAACTTGATCAAGGAACTACGCCAATACCGGTGGGCAAAGGATCGCGAAGGCCGTTCGTTGAATGCGCCCGAGGATATTTTGAACCATGCCATTGATGCCGTTCGATATGTGGGGTTGAATAAGTTATCCCAATTTGAAGCAATCGGCGAATATTCGTTTGCGGTTGATGATGATTTTTGATGTTGTGTTTAGTTAGTTTTGGTCGGCCCGGGTTTTCACCTGGGCCTTTTTTATTTACAATAATGCCAAATAACGGCCGCAACAAACCGCCGGAAATTGCCACATAATATCATGAAGTTGCGCGAATATCAACGCCTTGCCGCGTTTTGGAATGATGGGGATGATAATGTTTCCCAAGTGGCATGGATCATCATGGATGTTTATTCATTGTCATACGATGAAGTGAACAACATGGAACCAAAACGTTTTTTAAAATATTCGAAGCGCATCGGGAAGCAATTTAGCAACATCGACAAAAAACCATTTTATTCATGGTTCCGGTTCGAAACCGATGCATCGAAAATAACATTGGGGCAATTTATCGAATGCCAACATTTCATGAAAGCCGGGCAAGTTGATGCCATGCATTTGGTCGGCGCATCAATTTGGAAGGATAAACGGGAACATTCCGTAAAGGCCGAAACATTACTTAACACAAACATTCGCCATGTACTACAAGACATTACGCGTTTTTTTCTTTCGTTTTCTGACCTGGTTGATTCATACAAAGGGTTATTTGAAAAGACAGAGGAAGAAGATGAAGGCGATGAATTAGCCAAACCGGAAAAGCCACACCCGTTCGTGGATCAATACGGATGGTTTTTTTCGGCCAAACAAGTCGCGGAATATGAAGGCATCACATTGGCCGAAGCGTTCGATTTGCCTATCATCCAGGCGTTTAATGATCTATCATATTTGAAGGCGTTTCAATCATATCAAAAACATTTGAACAAATAATGGCATCGTTTTCAAAAGTTCAACATGAAGCGTTGGCGGATGGGTTCATCGACCTATTGGGGGAAGATGCATCCAATTTTCAAAATGTTGAATTAAGTGATGTAAATAATACTATTGAGCAATTGGCGGCGCGGT